AGCCCATGCGGTCCTTCGCAGGCACCCTCATCCCCACCCGGGACACCCTCCGCAACGCCTCCCCCGTCCCCCTCACCGCCCGCAGAGGCGCATCCGGAGGGATCGGGGGAACCCTGTTCGGCCAGACCAGCGGCGGGACCGGGGCGCAGCTCGACGCGATGGGGTCCTCCGGGCGCCTCTACGCCATCGTCACCCGCCTCGCGTTGGGTACCGCCGGGCTGACGTGGCACCTGTACGAGAAGGCGAAGCCCGGACAGAAACCCGAGGAACGGGTCGAGGTCACCCGGCATCCCGCCCTGAACGTGTGGGACCAGTGGAACCCGTTCTACTCCCGGACGGAAGGGGTGGAGGTCGGGCAGCAGCACGTCGACCTCGCCGGGGAATCGTTCCTCGTCATCGGCCGCAACCCCCGCGCCACCGTCCCCCTCGAACTGTGGCCGGTCCGCCCCGACCGGATGACCCCCGTCAAGCACCCCACGGACTTCCTCGCCGGCTGGGTCTACACCAGCCCGGACGGGGAGCAGGTCCCGCTCCGGGTCGACGAGGTCATCCAGGTGAAGTCGCCGAACCCGTCGGACCCGTACCGGGGCCTGTCCCCCGTGCAGACGATCATGACGGACGTCCAGTCGCTGCAGTACGCGCGGGAGTGGAACCGGAACTTCTTCCTCAACTCCGCCGAACCGGGCGGGATCATCGAGGTCGACCGGAACCTCGACGACACCGAGTTCGACCAGATGACCCAACGCTGGCGCGAACAGCACCAGGGCGTCGCTAGGGCGCACCGGGTCGCGATCCTCGAACAGGGGACGTGGAAAGACCGGAAGATGACGCAGAGGGACATGGAGTTCACGTCCCTCAACGGCCTGTCCACGGAGGCGATCCGGGACGCGTACGGGTTCCCCAAGCCGTCCCTCGGCGCCGTGGATGACGTGAACCGGGCCAACGCTGACGCCGCGGATGTGCTCCTGGCCCGGCATCTGATCGTGCCGCGGGGGAACCGGTGGAAGGGTGCCCTGAACAACCGGTTCCTGCCCCTGTTCGGTGCCGCGTCCGCGGGGCTGGAGTTCGATTTCGATTCCCCGGTCCCGGAGGACGTTGACCAGGAGAACACCACCCGCGCCTCCGTGGTCACCGCGTACGTGCAGCTCACGAGGGATGCGCGGGTGACGCCGAAGAGCGCGGCGGAGTTCCTGGGGATGCCGGAACTGGAGCATGAGGAACCCGAACCCGTCCCCGCCGCCCTCCAGCCGGGCCAGCCGGGTCAGGTCCCGCCACCGCCCGGGGAGGAAGCCCCGGAGGAGGGCGCCCCGAAGGACGCGCTGGGGCGTCTGCGGGCGACTGTCGTACCCCATGTGCACAATGCCGCCGCCCCGGAGGATGACCCGTCCAGCGCGGCCCTCGACGCCGCCGTGGCCGCTGTCCTGCTGGCCTGGGCTGACCCCCTCGGCCGGGTCAAGGACGCCATCGCGGAGGCTGTCCGGGCGGTCGTGGAGGCCGGGTCCCGTCTCGGCCTCACCTCCCTGGGCGTGGACGTGACCGAGCTCGGGGACATCCTCGCCCGGCACCTGTCCACCCACGCCGCGACCACCGCCGGGCAGGTCGTGTCCAAGGCCGCCGCGGACGGGGTCGCCCTCGACGCAGGCATCCCCGACACAGACACCCTCACGGACATGGCGCACACGGTGGCCGCGATCTACGGCCGGGACCTAGAAACGTCTGCGGCGCGGGATGCGATGCGGGCGTGGGGGCCCCTGTCCAGCCCTGACGACGTCGCCGCCGTCGTGGGCCGGTCCCTGACCGAACTCACCGACGCCGGCCCCCGCGCTGCGGTGGAGCCTGCCCTGGTCCAGGCGGAGGGTCACGGGCTCCTCGCGACGATCCGGGCGAACGGGTCGACCGTGGGCAGCCTCTACGCGAAAGAGCGCAGAGACCGTGCCTCATGTCTGCCCTGCTCCGAGATCGACGGGCGGTTCCTGGGAACCACCGACGATCTCGCGCAGGTCTTCGCGACCCACCCCAACGGCTCCCAGTACATCGGCTGCCTCGGCCGCTCCCGCTGTCGCGGGGAAATTGAGGGGGTCTGGCGGAAGTGAACGTGCCACGGACATTCACGCTGGTCCGGGACGAGGACGTCACCGGGGTCTCCGGGACGGGCGTCATCGCGCACGGGGTGGAGTTCCCCGACGGAACCGTCGTCCTTCGCTGGGTCGGGGAACACGCGTCCCTCACCGTCTGGAGCAGCCTCGACCACGCCATCACCGTCCACGGACACGGGGGCCGAACCCGCTTCGTGTGGGCCACCGACGGACTTGACCTGCCCGGCATCCGACGTCGTCTGACTGACACGCAGCAGGCCGAGGTGGAGCAGTGGGCCGACAAGGCGTCCGTCATCGACCGGTCTCAACTGGACGTGGGACCGCTGCTGGAGTTCGCCGAAAACCTGGGAGGTATCGACCGTGGATGATCTGACGCGGGCTCTGAAGGAGGGCCGGGCCGTCTTCCAGGACGTCCCCCCGGACGTCGACGCCCGACGTGTCCGCCCCCAAGCGCACCGGTCGATCGGGCACCGCACCCTGTCGGGGTCGCCGATCCATTCCGGGGTGTTCCGTGGCGCCCGTCTGCTGGACCCGGACACCACCCCCCGTGAGGAGCCGTCGCCGTGAACCGTCGAACCCTGCTCGCCCAGGCCGCCGCCCTCGGCCGCCCCACCGCCCGGGAGCCCCGCCCGGGCGGGACCGATGGGAACCGGGCGCCCGCGTTCCGGATCGAGAACGCCACCGCCGACACCGCCGAACTGTGGCTGTACGCCGAGATCGGCGGATGGTTCGGCGTCTGGGCCGACGAGTTCGTGGAGGAACTCCGTCAGGTGACGGCCCCGAACATCACGGTGCGGATGTCGTCGGGTGGCGGTGACGTGTTCGACGGCATCGCCATCGGCAACGCTCTCGCGGCGCATCCGGCGCGGGTGACGGTGCAGATCGACTCCCTCGCCGCATCCATCGCCTCCGTGATCGCGGTCACGGCGGGGGATGAGGTGGTGATGGCGGCGAACGCGCAGATGATGATCCACGAGGCGTCCGGTGGATGCTTCGGCGGCTCGCAGGATTTCCGGGCTATGGCTGACCTGCTGGACAAGATCGGCGGGATCATCGCCCAGTGCTACGCCGACCGCGCCGGGGGTGACGTCTCTCAGTGGGCTGACGCGATGGCGCAGGAAACCTGGTACACGGCCAGTGAGGCGGTCGCTGCGGGCCTCGCGGACCGCGTCCTCCCCGCCAAGGCGAAGGCCGCCCCACCCGACGAGGACGGCGGCGACATGGCTGCCGCTGCCGCTGCTGGGGGCTGGAAGTACCACTCCCGCGCGCAGGCCCCCGCGCCCCGGATCGCGGCGAAGGCTGCCCCGACACCGAAGGACGTGTTCGGAGGCAACGTCACCGCGTCCACGGCGAACACCATCACAGTGACATGGAACGGGCCAGTCCCCGACACGACCGCCCTCGTGGCCGCCATCAAGGGCGGGATCACCGCAACGGCCCCGGACGACGAGGACCCGCCCGCCGAGGCCCCGCCTGTTGAGGTGTCGGAGGACCAGGAAGCGATCCCCCTCGACCCGCCCACCGACACCCCCGACACGGGGGACAGCACAACCGAGACACCTGCCGTTGCCGTCTCACAAGGGGTGTCCGACACACTCCCCACAGGCCCCCGGGCCGACACCGTTGACCATCTGGCCGCACTCCGCGACCAGATCCAGTCCGACCCGCTTGCTCGCCTCAGGGAGGCCATCCAGTGACCGTGATCGACGTCGGCGTCCCAGTCCCGGGCAACGCCACCGAACTGGAGGAGATGCTCGGCGACGCCACGTCGGCCGGGAAGATCCTCAAGGACACCAAGACCCTCGCCTCGTTCATGCAGCAGTACGCCGACAAGACCCAGGGCGACGGCACCGACCTGAACCGGCAGATCGCCGCTGAGGTCCAGATCGGCCTCCAGGCGTTCCTGAAGGACCAGGCCGAGAAGGACGGCTCCAAGCCGCTCCGGCCGAACCTGGACCCCCAGAACACGATCCCCGGCACCCGGTCCGCGATCTACAACGCGAAGGCCCCCGGCGCCGCCCTCGACGGCCAGTTCAGCAGCCTCGGCGACTTCGCCTGGCACGCCTGGCACGCCAACACCGACGCCGCCGCCCAGACGAAGATGGCGGGCATCCGCAACGCCTTCTCCAGCGTGGTCCCCGCCGACGGCGGGTTCCTCGTCCCCGAGACCCTGCGGGCGCAGCTCCTCCAGGTCGCCCTGGAGACCGCGGTGGTCCGGCCGCGCGCGACCGTGGTCCCGATGGAGGCCCCCCGGGTCCCGTTCCCCGCGATCGACACCACCACGAACGCCGGGTCGGTGTTCGGTGGCATGACCGCCTACTGGGGTGAGGAGGGCGCAGCCCTCACCGACTCGTCCGCGAAGTTCGCGCGGATCATCCTCGACGCGAAGAAGCTGACCGGATACTCGGTGGTCCCGAACGAGCTGCTCCAGGACTCCCTGGTGTCGTTCGAGGCCCTCGTGATGCAGCTCTGGCCGAAGGTTCTGGCGTGGTTCGAGGACATCGGGTTCATCTCCGGTACCGGTGCGGGTGAGCCGTTCGGGTGGCTCGGCGCCTCCAACCCGGCGTCGGTCGCTGTCGCGGCGGAGACCGCGCAGCCCACCGCGACCGTGGTGTACGAGAACATCGCGAAGATGTATGCCCGGATGCTGCCGGCGTCGCTGCCGAACGCGGCCTGGTTCGTGTCCCCGGACGTCATCCCCCAGCTCCTGACCATGGCGCTGAGCGTGGGTACGGGCGGCAACAGCATCTTCGTGGCGAACGCTGCGGGTCCGGCGCCGATGACCCTGCTGGGCCGTCCGGTGATCATGACCGAGAAGTGTTCGGCCCTCGGCACCCGCGGGGACATCGTGTTCGCGGACCTGTCGTACTACCTGATCGGTGACCGGATGACCATGTCCGCCGCGTCGTCGGTGGACTACCGGTTCGGGAACGACCAGACCGCGTTCCGGCTGATCCAGCGGGTCGACGGCCGTCCGTGGATCCAGTCCCCGATCACCCCGCAGAACGGGTCCAGCAACACCCTGACCCCGTTCGTGGAACTCGCCACCCGCTGACCCTAGTTCGACCCCGGCCGGGCGGCGGCAATCAACCCCCGCCGCCCGGCTCAACCCCCGGACAGCATTGAAACCCTGCCGGGAGAGAGTGAGTAGGAAATGCCCGCAAAGGAAGGTCTCGGGAACCACTTCAACGTGGTCCCGATCGCTGCCGGGGTCGGCCTGTCCCTGACCAACGCGTCCGGGGTGACGTTCATCTGCACCGGGAACGACACGTTCACCCTGACCGCTGCCACCACGTTCGCCGGGTCGTACTCGTCCCCCGGCAGCATCATCGTCCGCAAGTACACGAACACGTCCACGGCGGGTGCCGCGAAGTGGGTCCTCGCGACCCAGTCCGCGTCCAACGCCGTGACCATCGCGTCGGGGTCGGTCGCGTTCTTCGTCGCCAACGAGTCCCTCCCCGACACCTACAAGTACGTGAAGGTGTCGGCGGGTGCGGCGGGCCTGGTCACGGCCGTCTTCTCGAACCTGTACAGCGCCCGGTCGGCGGACAACCTCGCCGCCGTCGGCGCCTGACCGGCCACTGGCTGAGAGAGCAGAGGTCAAGTCATGGCAACCCTGAGCCCCGGCCGGGACTTCCGGCGCATGAACTTCGGTCTGAAGACCGACCGGTCGGCAGCGGTCCTGCCGGCGACCGCCTACGGTGCCCTGTTCACCATCACCGGTGGACGGATCCTCGTGATGGGCATCGTCGGTGAGGTCACCACGGTCTGTTCGGCGACGGCGACGAACCTGAAGCTGACTGCGACCCCCACCACCGGTACTGCGGTGGATGTGGCGACGAACGTGGCGATCGCGAACAAGGAGGTCGGGACCCTGTTCGGGGTGTCGGCCTACGGGTCGGCGCTGGTCGCGTCGAACGCGGGGTCGACTGCGATCTCGGTGCCGTTCGTGGTCCCGATCGGCACCCTCGGCCTGACCACGTCGGCGACGAACACGGGCGCGGCGAAGTGGTCGCTTCTGTGGGTGCCGCTGGACGACGCCGCCAGCGTGGCAGCCGCGTAGCACGCCCCGGGCGCCTGTCTCCCGGCCTGTCCCACGCCGGGCCGGGAGACAGGCCACCCGCACCACCCGAACCCTGTAGACGCCGCCTGGAGGCCCGGTGACCACCCAGCAGGACACGGACGCCACCCTCGCCAACGTGGCGTCCTCCGCGACCTCCGTCACCGTCTTCTCCGGAAACGGTGCAGCGCGGGGCCGCTCCGTGTGGAACGACTCCACCCAGGTGCTGTACCTGAAGTACGGGACCACCGCCTCCGCCACGTCGTACACGGTGCAGTTGGCGGCGGGCGCCTACTACGAGTTCCCTCAGCCGATCTACGCGGGCCGGGTCGACGGGATCTGGGCGTCCGCGAACGGTAACGCCCGCACCACCGAGTGGTGATGCGGTGAGCCCCCTGTACGGGTCGGGCGGGGTCTCGCTGCTGCGGATCTCGGCGTCCGGTCGATCGCTGCGGTCTCCGTCGGTGGTGCCGGGATTTGATTCATCGTCGTTCACGGCGGCGGATGGCGCTGGCCTGCCGGCGACGGACAGTGGCCGGGCGTGGTCGTTCGGGGCGCTGGGTGCGGTGCCGACGTTCGGGATCTCGTCGAACCGGGCGTGTATCACGTCGACGGCGGCGGGGAGCCCGGCGTATGCCTATGTGGATGTGGGGGTCACGAACATTACGGCGCAGCTCACGTTGACGACGGTCAGTTCGGTGGCGGGGATGCTGGTCGCTTACGCGGATGACAACAACTATGTGTACTCGACGCAGTTGCAGTTGTCGAAGATCATCGGTGGGTCGTTTACGACGGTCCAGTCTTACGGCGGGTCGTCGTTCACGACCGGTGATGTGATGAAGATCGGCCGTTCGGGGACGACGTTCACGATCTACAAGAACGGGTCGCTGATCTTCACGAAGACGGTTGCGGACGCGGGTGTGGCGTCGACGACGAAGACGGGGTTCTTGTTTGCGGGTACTGACACGACTTCCCGGATTGATGACTGGTCGGTGGTGACTCCGTGAGCGAGTGGGGGCAGGACCTGTGAGTACGAGCTATCCGACCGGCCTCGATTCGTTCTCGGAAAAGACGGACAACGTCGACCATGTGAACGCCGCCGACGTCAACAACCTGCAAGACGCGATTGCGGCGGTCGAGGCCGAGCTGGGTGTGAACCCCTCGTCTTCGGCGGCAACGGTGACGGCTCGGTTGTCGGCGTTGGATTCGACGGTGGCGGCGAAGCTGGTCGCGGCCAGCAACCTGTCTGACCTGGCGTCGGCGTCGACGGCGCGGACGAACCTGGGTCTGGGTACGGCTGCGACGATCTCGGCGACGGCGGGCGGGGACCTGTCGGGGACGTTGCCATCTCCGACGGTGGCGAAGGTCAACGGTGTGACCGTGACGGGCACGCCGGCCGCCGGGCATGTCCTGATGGCCACATCGGCGTCTGCGGCGGTGTGGAAGCCGGACCGGTTCAACGTGAAGGCGTTCGGGGCGTTGGGGGATGCGAACCGGACCCGTGGCGGGGCGATGACGGCGGGGTCGGCGGTCCTGACCGACACGACGTGGAGCCCGTTCACTGCGGCGGATGTCGGGAAGTATGTCGCGGTCCAGAACGCGCTGACGGCGTCGACACCTACGGTGACGACGATTGCCAGCTATCAGTCGGCGTCGCAGGTGACGTTGGCGACCACGGCATCCCGGACAGTCAGTGGCGCGGTGATCGTGTGGGGCACCGATGACACGACCGCGATCTCTGCCGCGTTGACGGCGGCCGGCGCGGCGGGCGCTCTCGGTGGCGGCGAGGTCTACTTCCCGCCCGGTGGGTACCTGATCGGGGACACGACGCTGGCGCTTCCGTCGCGGACGTCGATCGTGGGTGCCGGTAACGGGTGGGGTTCGTCGATCATCGCGAAGGCGGGCCGGACCGCGAACCGTGCGATGGTGGGGCTGGCGGATGCGAACCAGTTCTACCCGGCCCTACGGAACATCGTCCTGGATGGCGCGGCGGGCATCCAGTCCAACAGTTTCGCCGGGGTGGCGTTGTCGTCGAACTCGTCGGGGCCGCTGCTGCCGTGGATCACTGACCAGATCCCGCACATCGACACGGTTCTGGTGACCGACTGCGGGACCGGGTTCAGTATCAACAATTACGGCCTTGAGGCCAGGTTGACGAACTGTCACGCGATGAACTGCACGACCGGCTTCTCCGTGGTCGCCACGGACTGCTTCTTCCATGGCTGTACGGCCGGCCTGATCTCGGGGATCGGGTTCGACTTCGGGAACACGGGTGAACATCGCCTGACGAACTGCAAGGCGTTCTGGTGCAACTCGTACGGGTTCAGCTTCTACCAGTCCGAGGGTATCCAGATGGCGGGCTGCTCGGCGCAGGACTGCAACACGTACGGGATCAACATTCAGACCACGAAGCGGGTCATCATCCAGGGCTCGACGTCGGGCGCGAACGGGTCGGGCGCGATCATCATCAACGGGTCGAGCTACAACGTGATCGACCTGGCGATCGGTAAGACAGGTGGCAGGTTCACGGGCCAGCCGTACGCGGTGGTGTTTTCGGGCACGAACGTGCAGAACACGATCCGGATCCAGTGTGAGCCGTCGGCGGCGACAACCGGATTCATTAGCGGGTCGACGCAGGGCAACCACGTCCAGGTGAACAACGAGGCCGGCACGCAGTCGATCACGTATGCGGCGAGTATCACGCCGGACCCGTACGTGGGTGGGACGGCGTTCGTCGGCTCTTTGACGGGTGGTCTGACGGTGAATGCGCCGGCTCAGGGGCATGTCGGGTCGGTGTTGACGCTGGTTCTGCCGCAGGACGGGACGGGTGGGCGGACGGTGACGTTGAACGCGGTCTACAAGTCGACGGCTGCGATCCCGACGACGGCGAGCACGACGACGACGGTGGCGTTCCGGTACGACGGGACGAACTGGCTGGAGACGTCGCGGGCCGTCGTAACCTGATGGCCACCTATGGGCAGTCCCTCTATGGGCAGGACCTCTACGGGACCTCGGATTCGTCGGGGTCGGGGTCGGATGTCACGGCGTCTGGGTCGTGGTGGACGCTCCTGGACATCGCCCGCGAGCACCGGGAATGGGCGGACGAGGCCCGGCTCCGCGGCCTGACCGCGTGCCCGTATGACGGGGAGCCGCTACGGACGGGTGCCCCGCAGGCTCCGGGGGTGCGGCATTGCACGTTCTGCGGGCGCGGGTTCTCGTAGCCGTCTCACAAGGCGGCGGTGGGACGGTGTGCGGGTGCTGTTCGTGTGCCAGACGTGTACGACCCGGTTCGCTCCGGGCCTGCCGTTCTGCCCGGGGTGCACGTCCTACGACTGCCGGCCGGATTACGAGGTGGACGCTGTGCCGAAGGTGACTGTTCACGGTGGGGTGTCGAACGCCGCCCAGGACGCCCAGGACGCGGCCGTAGTCGCGGAGCCTGCCGACGCTGCGCCCGTCCCTGTCGAGGCCGCCAGCGTGGCACCTGAGGCCGCTCCGGACGCTACCGAGGCCCCCGCCGACGACGCACCCGCCGAGGTAGCCCCGGTCGAGGCACCGAAGCCCGCCAAGAAGACGACCGCACGTAGGGCGTAACACCCTCACTGAACTTCAGTGAAGCACAACTGAACATGCCGTGTCTGCCGCCCCCACGGGGAGCGGCGGGCCACCGAAAAGACGAGTGGCGGACCGGGAGGTGAACCGTAGTGAGTGATGATGTGTGGCTGTGCTGGCGTGAAGACGTCACCGAAGCCCTCGACTACCAGACCACCGCCCGCGACAACCGGCAGATCGACCGCGCCATCCGCACCGCCTCCGGGAACGTCCTGTCCCAGCTCAACCGCACCGACGTGGCCCCCACCACTGGGACCCGGTATTTCCCGTGGCCGTGGCCCGAGTACGCCCGCTCCTACGTCCTCTGGTTGGACGCGAACGAACTCCTCTCGGTCACCACGTTGACGGCGGGCGGGGTGACGATCCCGTCCACGGACTACTTCCTGGAGCCGCAGGCGTACGGCCCGCCGTACAACCGGGTCGAGATCGACCTCGCATCCTCCTCCGCGTTCGGTGGCGGGGACACCCATCAGCGGAACGTCGCCATTACCGGCGACTGGGGCCTCACCTCCGACACTGATTCGGCCGGCACCCTCACGACCGCCATGACGGACACGACCGGCACCAGCGTCGCCTGCTCGGACGCGTCCCTCGTCGGGGTGGGCGCGGTCCTCATCTGCGGTACGGAGCGGATGATCGTCACCGGCCGGTCCTGGGCCGCCACGTCGGACACGGACACCCTGACCGCGGTGAACAACGACCAGGCCGTCAACGTCACCTCCGGGGCGGCCTACAGCCCGGGTGAGGTGCTCCTGATCGACCAGGAACGGGTCAAGGTGCTGGACATCGCGGGGAACGTCCTGACGGTGAAGCGGGCATGGGACGGCACCACCCTCGCCGCCCACACCGCCGCCACCATCTACGCGTCCCGGGCCCTCACCGTCACCCGCGGCGCCCTCGGCTCCACGGCGGCCACGCACGCCATCAACGCGGCCCTCACCACGGTCCGGATCCCCGGGCTGGTCCGGTCCCTCACCGCCGCCGAGGCGATCCTCCAGTTGCAGCGGGAGCAGGCCGGGTACACGACCACCGACCGGGCGAAGACCCTCAGTGCCGGCGGCGGGAAGAACAACGGCTCCGGGGGCCAGTCCGTCACCACGTCCGCCATCGACGACCTCCGGGACGCCGCCTACTCCTCCTACGGCCGCAAGGCCCGATCGCGAGTTGTGTAGCCATGACCGTGCGCGCCTCCGGGCCCCTCTACGACGGCCGCGCAGCCGCAGCCGTCCAGGACTTCATCGACGACTCCCGCCGCGAGGTCGCCCAACAGGGATACGCCGACGTCATGGGCAACCTGAACCAATCCATCAAGCACCCCACCCCGTACTACGAGACCCAGGTCAACATCCGCGACGAACACGACACGTCAATCGTCAACGACCGCGGCATCGTGTACGGGCCATGGCTCGAAGGAACAGGGTCCCGGAACTTCCCGAAGACCCGGTTCAAGGGCTACACGAACTGGCGTCGCGCCCGGCACCAGCTCGCCCGCGAGGTCCCCAGGATCGTCAACACGGTCCTGAAGCGGCACCTGTCGAAGATGGGCGGGTGACTCGGCCGTGACACTGGACGTGTCGGGGATCCTCGCGCAGGTCGCCTCCCATGCACAGACTCTCGGCAGGTTCGAGCAGGTCCGGACCCATGAGCCGAAGAACGCGCCCGGAGCAGGGCTCAACGTCGCCGTCTGGGTGGACCGCCTCGGCCCGATCCCGCGCAGGTCCGGGCTCGCGGCGACGTCCGCGCTGCTCGTGTTCAACGTCCGCGTCTACAACCCGATGGTCACTGCCGACCAGGACGCCATCGACACCGTCATCACGGATGCCGTGTCGGCCCTGATCGGCGCGTACACGGCCGATTTCGACCTAGCCGGGACGGTGGCCGAGGTCGACCTACTCGGCGCCTACGGCGCCCCACTGGACGCCCGGGCGGGCTACCTGAAGCAGGACGACAAGATCTTCCGAACCATGGTGATCACCCTGCCACTGGTCATCAACGACGCCTACCCGCAGGCGGCCTGAGTGCTGCCCGCCAAGGTGCTTGACGCACACCGCGAACACCCCCGGAAGGGAGGGTCCAGGCAGTGACCAAGAGATCCGGTATCGGCATGAACGCCTACTACTCCGGGCGGAACGTGTCCGGGGATTGGCTGTCCATCAACCGCATCGGTGGCGGACCGACCCTCCTCGACGTCACTGGCATCGACAAGGGTGGCTTTGAGCGGATCGGGGGCCTGAGGGACGGCAGCATCGACTTCGCCACCGGTTTCAACACCGCCACAGACCAGCAACACGACTCCCTGAAGGGCCTCCCGACCACGGACGTGCACCTGATGGTGACCGTCGGGACCACGGTCGGGGACCAGGCGGCCTGCATGGTCGCGAAACAGGTCAACTACGACCCCGACCGCAGTGAGGACGGGTCCCTGACGTTCTCCGTCGCCGCGCAGGCCAACGCCTACGGCCTGGAATGGGCCGAACTTCTCTCCGCCGGGGTCCGGACCGACACCACCGCCACGAACGGCACCAGCCTGGACGGGACAGCGGCGACGTCGTTCGGGTGGCAGGCGTACCTCCAGGTGTTCTCCTTCACCGGCACATCCTGCACGGTCACCCTCCAGGACTCGGCCGACAACTCCGCCTTCGCATCCGTCACCGGCGGCGCATTCACCGCCGCCACGGGCCGGACATCCGAGCGACTCCAGTCCGCATCCGGGGCGACGCTACGCCGCTACGTCCGGGCCACCACCTCCGGCACGTTCAGCTCGTGCGCGTTCGCTGTGGCGATCGTCCGGAACTCTTCCGTCCAGGCGGTGTTCTGACCATGAGCCACCACCTGACCCGGCTACCTCCCGCGCTGCGACCTGACCAGTACAAGACGTGGCAGGTCGCGGCGCCCCTGCCCACGCACTGGCGGCCGGCGACCTGCGAGGAGTCAGGGTGCGGCGCATACCTGAACGGGTTCCTGGTGCGGGTCGACCTGTCCACCGACCTCGGGCAGGCGCAGGCCGACTACATCCGCCGTCGGTCCGGGCGGGAACACACCGAGACCAGTCCGGGGGTGTTCCAGTTCACGCCCGGACAGGCGTGTTTCCGGGAGGCCGACCATCGGATCAGGGTTGACCGGCCGGACGTGTTCGTCGTCCGGGACGGTGACTGGCGGGTCCCTCCGCAGGCGTCGAACCCGCGCCAGTTGTCCCCAGAGAACTGGCTGGACGCGTTCCGCACCCACCAGGACCGGCTCGCCACCGCGGCGAACGGCTGACAAGAAAAGGCAGGTGAACCACCTTGGCCAAGACCTCGGGCCTCGGGCAGACGACGCTGTCAGTCGATGACAGCGGCGGTACCGTCCGGGCGATCAAGAACGACATCACCAACTGGACCATGTCCACCCCCCGCGGCGTCCAGGACATCACGGGCGTCGACAAGTCCGCGAACGAACGGCTCCTCCTCCTCGCAGACGCGCAGGTCACGTTCAACGGCGTCTTCAACACCAACGGATCCACGGGCGCCCACGACGTGTTCAAGACCGTCCCCTCGACGTCCGTGGCGCGGACCGTAACGCAGACCCTGAACGGGGTCACCCTCGCGTTCGAGGCACTGTTCTCGGACTACTCCCTGACCCGCGCACAGTCCGGCGAGTTGACGTTCTCCGCACCCGGGGCGCTGGCCGACGGCACCGTGCCCGTTTGGAGCTGATTACGCCCAATGTCTAGCCGCGGTTCTGTCGGTGTCGGTCTGTATCCTCAGGTGACGTCAGTCAAGCACCCGGGGAGGAGCCGTCATGGGCGGAGCAGCGGCGGGCAAGTACACGGTGAAGTCCTGCGGACAAGCGCACGCGTGGTGCGCCGTCTGTCGACCGGACACGGCCGAGGGGCAACGACGCCCGAAGCCACCACGGAAGCCCGGGACGAAGCCGTGTCGCAACTGCGGGATGTGCAACGACTGCATCGGACTGACCGCGCCCGAGGGCATGAAGGTGTGCCGCAAGTGCCGGGAAACGAAACCCGTCGGGGCATTCGCGCTGCGGGGGCGCAGTTCAGCACCGCACCAACGCCGGAACGACTGCATGAAGTGCAAGAACGCAAACCTGAAGATGGTCCCCTGTGCGGAGTGTGGGAAGCGGTTCCTTCGGCACGGGGAGGCTCGGAAGCTGTGTCCGAAGTGCCGGCCGCCGCTGACCAAGCCGTGCAAGCGGTGTGGGGCTCAGTTCGTAGGGTCGATGGATTCCCGGGCGTACTGCTCCACGCAGTGCCGGGACGACGAACTGACGGAGCAGCGGGCCGCAGCGCGACTAGCAGAGCGGATCACATCTCTACGGGCCTACGGCGGGGAGAACCCGGCGTGCGTCTGCTGCGGGGTCCAGGGCCACTTCTTCCTGGCCCTGGACCACATCGACGGGGGCGGCAGGAAGCACCGGCAGGAGACGGGCGGGGGCGGGTTCTACGTGTGGCTCCGTAAGAACGGCTACCCGGCCGGGTTCCGGGTCCTCTGCCACAACTGCAACATGGCCCGCCAGTTCAGCGGGACCGGGACTTGCCCGCACGAGGCGGAACGACAGAGAGAGGCGTCCTGATGGCCCGGTACAAGCGGTCCCCGAAGACGTACACGCTGCACTTCGAGGACGACACCGAGTTCGCGGGCCTGCAAGTCACTTGCAGGCCCGCGAACACCGGTGAGGTGCTAGAAGTCGCCGAACTCGACGACGCCGCGGACGGGAACTTCGTCAGCAACCCCGCAGCGATCGGCCGCCTCATCGACATCCTCGCCGACGTCATCGTGGAATGGAACCTCGACGACGACGACGACAAGCCCGTCCCGGCCACGGCGTCGGGGCTGCGGGACCAAGACCCGGAACTGGTCGCGGGGATCGTGCGGGCGTGGGTCGGGGCGTCGTCCCGGGTGGCGCCCCCTTTGCCGGCCGGATCGTCGCCTGGCGAGATCGAGGCGGGGATCCCCATGGAAGTCCTGGACGCGAGCCTGTCGAGCGAAGGAATGCCCGCCTAGTCCTGGCCTTGTGCCGCCGGTTCGGGTGTCTGCCGTCCGCGCTGCTGGCCGAGGACGGGAACCTACTGCGACTGCTGGAGATGGAAGCGTTAGGCGCCGACACGGGCGCCATGGAAGGGGAGGGGGCGGGTCGGGATGAGTGGTAGCAGCAACGAGGTAGAGATCAGGGTCACGTCCCGGGACCTGACCGCTCCCGCGTTCGAGCGGGCCAAGGGCCGCATCGGCGAACTCGAACGCAAGATGCTGGACCTGTCGAAACAGAAGATCCAGGTTGACGCGAACATCGCGGACGTCGAGAACGACCTGCGGAAGTTGCGGGATGAACTGAACGACCCGGACCTGAAGCGGCCTCGGATCGAGGTCCGGGCCGAGATTGAGGGCGCGAAACGGGACCTGGAGGAGTTGAAGGTCAAGGCTCGCACTCTCGGCCGGGAGAAGGTGAAAATCTCGGTCGAGACCCGCGAGGCCCGGATGCAGGTCGCGGCCCTAGGGGAGACCGTCCGGAAGGAGATCGGGGACGCGAAGAAGCACGCCCTCGCACTGAAATTGGAGATGAAGGCCAACGGCGAGGAGACGGGCCGGGTCGGGTCGATCTTCCGTCGGGAGATGGGGTCGCTATCCAGCTCCCTGGAGCGGCTGCCGGCGAAGGCTCGCGGTATCGGGTTGGTCGTGATTGGGATGGCCGCCGCGAAGGTGGCGGTCGCCGCAGCGGGGGCCGGTGTGGCTGTCCTAGGGTCCGCGATCGCTGGGCTGGGGATCAAGGCCGCCGCTGCCGATCAGTCTGTCAAGGACGCGTTCACGTCGATGGCCGATCACGCGAAGGCGACGACGAAGCAGATGGCGGCACCGTTCGTGCCCGTGCTGCGCGGCATCGCGGACCTGGCACGCAGCACGTTCGACGGTTTCGTTCCCGACCTGACCTCCGCATTCTCCAAGATGGCGCCAGCCGTGTACCGGTTCGCTACGGACATCGGGAAGGCTCTGGGCGAGTTGCGGCCCGCGATCGGGCCTCTCACGGACGGGTTCGTCGCTCTCCTGGCATCTCTCGGTCCGTCGTTGCAGGTGTCGCTCCGCTCCATCTCCGAGGGGCTGGCGTCAATTGGTCGGTCGGTGGAGGAGCATCCCAACGCGCTGCCGAAGCTGATCGAAGACATCGCGACCATGACGGAGGGGACGCTGAAACTGGCGGCGGTGTTGAACGATCTCCGTGGCGAGGAGGCCGAACAGTATGCCGTGACTGAGCGGGGCAAACAGATACTGGAGGCACACAACAAGGCGCTGGAGGATCAGAAGCGGGCGGCCGAACAGGCCAGGGTCCCGACTGCGACCCTGGCGGACGCTCACCGCCTGCTGGCCGAGGAGGCGCACGCGGCGCAGGTCGCACTGTCGGAGCAGGCCCACACCATGCTCCTCGCTCGGGGCGACACGGAGTCCTTCAACACTGCCGTCCTAGACGCCGCGGATGCGTTGAAGCGCAACGGTAAAGAGTTGGGGATGAACACCCGGGCCGGGATCGAGAACAACCGCGCCCTGGACAACATCGCGGCCACGACACTGTCGATGTACGACAACGCGGTTAAGGCGCACAAGGGCACCAAGGATCTGACGAAGATCATGCAGGACGGGAAGCATGCGTGGTTGGACGCTGCCGTCGCTCTCGGGATGGACGCGAAGAAGGCGAAGGAGCTAGCCGATGCGCTGTTCAACATCCCGAAGAACAACAACATCGACATCCACATCCGCACGTTCGGGAACCTGGATGAGGCGGAGCGGGCTGGCCGTTTCAACGACAACACGTCATCGGCGGGCGGGTCCGGGAAGGCGTCAAAGCGTGGGGGCAAGAGGGGTCGGGGCAAGAAGGGTCCAGCACCCCAGTCCGCCCGACGGGGCATCCTCGGAGGCTACGGCGTCGGGAAGACCATCGGTCCCACCTATGGTCAGCCCGGGTACAGCGGGATCGAGTTCGACGACGACTACGTGGACGTGTCGCACGTTGACGACAGCCGCCCACACCCGCCGGGGTGGCGGGACCCGAAGGGTCACCAGGGTCACGCCGCTGGCGGCATTCACGGGTCGGGGG